CGAAAATGTCCCCGATGTTGATCCAAGCGAAGCTCTTGAAAATCATTCTACGGAAGAAACAATTCCGTGCATGTTTGCCTTTGCCCGCGCACAAGCTAGTGCCACCTGGACTGGCTGGTTTCGCGAGAGACTTCACGATGCCCAAGACGCCGGTGGTTTCATCTGGGAGCACATGCTTTCACACGCCTTTTCATATCTATGGAATGGTGTTAAAGATCCCAATGCTCCAATGATGCAAAAACTTGCCTCCGCATACACCATGCTTGCAGTGTTTTCAATGATCAAACTTGGTTTGGGAAAGATTGCCTACAACTATGGGTATATCAGCACCGACACCTACAACGCATTGTGGGGAATTTTGCCAGAAGAAACTCGCAACAAACTTGTGTCTGCCGAAGCTTATGCCGAAATCGTCAAACAAGTCGAAGATGGGAATTTGCCAAAAACTACCGCTCACGAACTGACTACCATCATCAAAGGAAAGATCTCAAGCGAGTCATGGACCCACGCCGGAAAAACTCCAGCAATGAAAACCCAAACTGCTATTCGAGCCCCTAAAGCAGAAGCTGTTACGGACGCCAATTGTAAGGACGTTTCAAGCAAAGTCTCAGACAATCTCGCGATGTTCTACATTGGAAATGGAGTTACTAACGGCCAACATTGTGCCATTGGACTTTTTGTCAGAGATCAGAGTTGTTTGTTGAACAAACACTCTCTCGACCAACTTCTGAATACACCATCAGCCGTCTTCGCGACATTTCCCGGAACCATAACGCCTGTTGAGATCAACATGAAGGACGTTGCATACTCTCGCCATCCAGATCACGATCTTGCCATGGTGCGATTTCCCCGCCTTCGCGCGCACGTCGACATCGTCAATCAGTTTTGCACTGATGATGATATGAATTTCGAGCGATCTGTTTTTAAGATCTTATCTCGCGACAAAAAGATGCATGCTGCAACTGTCGTCAAGGGAAAGAAAATGACAGAAGCTGTCCAC